AAGAGTCGTAATTGTCAACGCACTGAGCGTATTGCCCGTCAGCGCAGCGTTTAAATCTGCATCTGAGACATTATTCAAATCCGCTCGGGCAAGCTCAAAGCCACCAGCAGTAGCCCCGTCATTAGTATGCAGCGAGTCATTCGTGCTGTTATAGACAATCTCGCCTTCGGCTCCGGTAAACGCTGCTACCTGTGCCGCAGTTCCTCGCCTGATCTGTAATTGCGTTGCCATCGATTATGCCTCTATGCTTTTTAACTGTTGTATTGCCCAAGCAAAATCTTCATTTTGTGGGTTGTAATATCTGATGTCCATGAATACTGTTTCATCTTTGGTTTCGGTATACCGCAAAAATACGCCAGATTCATTTTCGTAGCCGTCGATTAAAGTCATCACGTTACCTTGTATATTTTCCACGCTATTCCAAAATCACTGGGAGCGCCCCAGCCAGCAACTTTTCTACCTATGATCTCAATCTTCAGCGTAAAACCTTGAGTGCCTTGAAACTTTGTCAATGGCAGAATTGTTGCGACCGGCCCGATCATCGCAGTGCTTTCAGACCCGACAAAAGTGTACCAACTTCCCGTAATTTCTACGTTACACAAAAGCGTTGAGTTTGACCCGCCCCATGCTGTAAATCCTGCTGGGTAAACGCCTTCGATGTAAAATGTTTCAAGCGTTGTGATGTCGTTATTGAACAACCCGCTTCTGTCGGCAAGAGTCTGAGTGCCTGTCGCTACGATCAAATTACGACTGACAACAACTCCGTTGAACTCTGCGCTGCCGTCCTTGTTGATGCTCCAGCCAGTGGACCCAGCAGAGTAATTGCTTGACTGAATTACATTGCCGATCTTCGCGTTTGTAATTATACCATCACTGATTTGCGCTGAGTTAGTAACGACGTTCGACGCGGCAAGTTTGCCAGCCGTTATCGCATTGGACTGAATGTTGGCCGATTGTATGAACTCAAAGTTACCAATGGCAGACACTACTGCTGATGTCGTGATCGAACTTGCTTGTATGGACCCGATCACTGCGTTATCAGCAAATATCTGAGACACGTTCAGTTCGGCAGCGGTAATGCTTCCAGCGATGATCTTGTCGGCATTGACTGAGTTCGCCGCCAGTTTAGTGACCGTCACAGCATTAGCTGAAATCTTATCAGCAATTACTGCTCCGACTGCCAGCGAATCTGCCGTTACAGCGCCTGCCTGAAGAGCTGCCGTGCTTATGCTGTTTGCCGCGATAGCATTTGCAGTCACAGACCCGACCGCTAATTTAGCCGCGATTATCTGACCAGCTAGAATTTCATTTGCAGTTATCGCGTTGGCCTGAATCTTAGCCGTCGAAATAGCATTGTCGCCAATGTAAGTTTCGGTAATAACGTCCAAGGTTGCGACTTGACCAGCACCAAGACCGCCCAATGTAGCCTGTCCAGCGCCAGCTCCTGAGAGCGTACCGTCAGAGTTAATGCTCACGTTGCCATTGACCAACCCTGAGGCAGCATTAGCCACTGGAAGCAATCCTGAAGCCTGTGTGGCGAGATTAAGTTGGTCTGTAAGGTCAGCGGCTGCAATCGCGCTTGTCCATGCTGACCCGGTGTATCGATACAACTTTGAGTCACTTGTCAGCATTACCACTCGACCAGTTACCAAGTTGGTTGTCGGCAAAGTGGTCACGCGCTCAATGGGTCTAAGCGTATCGCTAAACAAGTTCTCGCCCAGCGTTCCAGTGATATCAGTAGTATCCACCAGCGATGTAAATTCAGGAACCGACGAATCATACCGATACAGTTTTTTATCTGTAGTCAGAAAGACAATGTTTGGCCCAGTGTATCCGCTCGGTGACGGCAAGGTGGAAACCGCTGAAATAGGCTCGATACCAGCAGCAAATGAAGCGGCAGTGATTGCGCCAGGGTCCACATTAGACGCAGTGTATAGTTCTGTAGTCCATTCGGTTCCCGTCCATACATAAAGCGTCTGGGTAGTTGTCAGAAACTTGATCTGACCGATATGCTCGCCAACAACGCCAACCAGAGTACCTACTGGCTGGATGCCAAACGCATCACCAGCGGCAAATTGATCAATAACGCCTTGATTTAGATCGTCGAGACTGATTTTCAAAGTGGTAGCAGAAACCGACGGGCTAAAACCTGACCTGTTGCCTGACCTGTCAGCAGACCGCAGCCAATAATATCTAGTCGTGTCATTGGCAAGGCCGGTGATTGTATGCTGATCTGCAAGCGTCTGAACGACCAGCGTAGAAGTACCCTGATTGTTCGTCGTGTTCTCGAATATCTCAATAAACGCCAGATCAGAATCAGACGGGTTTTCCCAATTGAGTTTGATCTGCTGAATTCCACCCGTTGCAGTAATCGTTGAGGCTACTGCTGGGGCCGTTTGATCTCCTTGCAGGATGATCGTTCCGGTTATCTGTTCTGACACCTTGCCGGTCAATGTCACAGCTCTGACGCGGAATGTGAACTCTTCAAGCTCTCGCATTCCAGAGATAACCGTTGTAGTGCCGTAAACATTGACGCTTGAATAAGCCCCGCCACCACCAATGACATCCTCGTTCACGCTGCCATAGTTAAGCTCTAGCGTTGTCGCGTCTGCCACTGATCCGTAGCTTATCGTTGCCGTATAGGCGTCAGATGTCAGGCCGTAATCGATCTCACCCTGACTTGTCTGCTTGAATTCAACTTCAAAGAATTGAATGTACTGGCTGTCAATTGGCAGGGTCCAGCTAACCTGAACTGCGGGTAAAACCGAACCGTCATTGCCCAGAACTGTAGTTTCGACTAGCGTCAGCGCGGTGGGCGCCACTTGTTCTGGCGTGTCATCAATAATGTCCGTATAGTCTGGCGTGATCGGGCCAACAGTCGCGGTTACGCTCGATTGATCGTTGTCCGGGTTCCTGTCGCTGAATACGTTGGCGCTAGAACCAATGCCAATTGCTTGAACCCAATACCAACGCTGGTCGCCGACAACAATCGGATCTAAGGCGGTGCTTTCGTCATGCTTAAACGATGTGATTATACCGCGACCAATTTCTATTGCGTCCGACCATTGGCTAGTCGCTGAAGCATAAACAATTATGCTCGAAAACTTTGAAGTGTTGCTTGGATTGCGCCAATCTAAGTCGATAGATTTTACGCCAGCAGTTGCAGTTAAACTTTGCGGATCAGGAACGCCGGGAAATCCGTTTGTTATAATGCCCGCCGCGCTGATAGTTGAATATTCTATCGCGTCAGGATCTGCGTAACTTCCGGCGTCATCTTCCGCAAGCGTCAAAGAGATACCGCTTTCTGTAAAGCTCCAACCCATGCAACGGAAGACCTTAGACGAAAAGCCAAGCTCTTCAATATTTACTTCAACCCTATCGCCAACAGTGATTGCCATCGCAGACAAGTTAGCTGGAAACGTCAGCAGCTTCTGTTGGTCGCTCATCTGAATCAGCTTATTTGCAATTCGTTGAGCCATGTAGCTTGAATTGGTAAACGGAAGGTTTATTTCTCGCTCTAATGTTTCGCCGTTGTCTCGATTTAGGGCGGCGGTTAATTGAACCCGTGGAACCTCGACCGATTTATTGTTTTGAGCCGGGTCGATAATGATAGATTTGACAGTGTTGAATCTGTCTGCTCGTTCAACAGATGTTTTAACCGTCACAGATCCAGCCAGATCATCCTCGGTCAAGACATGAGTCGGTGCCTGATACACGCCTGCGCTGATGATGTACTCGCCGCCAGAGTATACCAGCGAACCATTCATTGAACTCAGCAGCTTGTTGATGCTGGTCATGTGTGGATCAGTTCCAAACAAAACGCCATTCGCGGTGAATCGCTTTTCAGTGCCTGCCGGAACTGGTACGGAAACGTCGCAAGCGTTTGCTGCGATAATTACCTCAGGCCAATCGACTTTATTTGTTGCTACGCCCATACCGAATTGTGTATTGGTTAGGTAATCAGCGACGCACAAAGCTGGGTTGTCCGAGTAGGCTATATAACTTGGATTGGCTGGATTTTCGCCAGCAGTGTTCCCGGCGGCAACGTCTAATCGCGGATCGTAAATCTTCCGACCTTTAACCAGAGCGCGAATGTTGTTCGGTGAATACTTGCCCCAAAGCTCCTGACTTTCGGTGGCTTCCAACAGCGTGAAAATCGTGTGGATATACGCGATACCCTGCCCTTTGTTGCTCGCAGTGTAATCTGTAAACCTTGATTGAAGAATTTGATCAGCAGTTTGATTAGCGGTGCCGAGATATTTATAAACACCGACTTGCGTTACATTGATTCCAAACACCGAAACCGGCCCGAATGTCCCAGAAGTAACCGCGCCGCTTGGATTCGTTATTACCTCATCATCAAGCCAAATATCAGTAATCGCCTCAACTTCGTGGCCTGCAAGTGCAATAACGTGATGAAGATCTTGGTTCTTTGGCCCTGACACGCCCAAGTAAACCAGCGGCCCAGACACCAGCGCCTGACCATAGATTATCTTCATTGGCTCAATCGCGCCTTTTGATGTTATTTGTCGGCTTCCGTCATTGTCTGGGACGCCCGGCATATCTGGCGTCATAAGTTTTGTGGCAAGCATTGCCCCGCCAGCGATTATAGCTGTACCGGCAACCAACGTTACGCCAACAAAAGCAGAAAGACTCAGACCAGCCAGAAAAGCAGCACCGCCAACGGCCCCGATCACCGCTGATCCAATTGAGACAACTGCTATAATTACTGGTGGCATATCTTCCAACCCTTGATGATGTATCTTTCGTTGACTCTAGCCATGCCCTTTTTCGTCAAGCAAACAGCTTCTGTTCCGAATTTTATGCCCATCGCTTCGCCGATAATAGGCAGATCAACAATAACAGGATCACCGTCGCCGAAGTCTTCGCTTGGCAGCTTCTGAAGTGCGAAGGAAACCAGCCCTTCCAATCCTCCGTGCTCGGCCAAAATCTCTTCAGCGCCCTTCTCGCTATTGTACCCGAAAGCGTGAATATAATCTTTCCCGGTTAGCTCCAAAAGCACATGAGCGACAAACTGACAGCAGTCTGAATCGCCGTACTCAAACTGCCGCCTTTTCCATGAATTCAAGGCTTGGAGAACCATTAAAACGGGCGTCCTTCCGAATCCCTGCGGCCACCACTTCCAGCCATTCCAGCCGTTCCACCGTTATCAGAATCGCCGCGCCATTTGATTTTCAGCCCTTCAATTTTTGGCATGAACTCGAAGAAAGTATCTGAAGGATAAAGACGTTGTTGTGTCTGGTTCGTATACCTTAAATTGGCAGACCTATCAAACGCCGCCAATTCTGATTCGCAGGTAACAACAATCTGATCACCAG